GCTTAATGTCATTGATACTACAGGTGCTGCTTCAGGTGTAGGTGGAGGTATTCAATTTTTAGGTGCTTATACTGGAAGTAGTGTTACAACCTTTGCATCTATTGAAGGAATAAAAGCAAATGCAACTGGAGGTAATTATGCTGGTGATCTTATTATAAAAACAAGAAATCATGGTGGAAATAATGTTGAAAGACTAAGATTATATTCTGATGACGGAGGACAATATGGTAGAATGCAATTAACTAGTTCATACGGTTCTATTGGAGTTGGAGCGCTAAATGCTGGTTATCATCATACAATGGCTATAAGTGGTCCAACTATTTTTTATTGGAACAAGCGTTGTGAAGCAAATGGTGGATTTCATACATACTCAGATGAAAGATTAAAAGAAAATATTACAAACATATCAGGAGCTCTTGATAAGGTAGCATTAATGAATGGTGTTACTTTTAATTGGATTGATGCAGAAAATAGAGGAGGTGGAGATACTGGAAAAAATTTTGGAGTTATTGCTCAAAATATGTTAACTGTAGATCCAGAACTACCAAGCTTAAATTCGGATCCATTGGCAACACAAGAAGAAATTGACGATGATGAACTTGATACAGATTACTATACAATGGATTATAGTAGAATCACTCCATTCTTAATTGAAGCAGTAAAAGAATTAAAAACAAAACTAGAAGCAGCAGAAGCAAGAATAGAAACACTAGAGGGATAATATGGCACTACAAGAACTAAAAGCAGAGATAGAGGAACTTAAGGAGAGTAAATAATGGCAAGAACTTTAGTACAAACAGAATTAATAGCAGATAACTCAGTTACTTCTGCAAAAATAGCACAAAACTCAATTCTAACCAAACATATAGATGATAATCAAATAACAACAGACCAGATAGCTGCTAATACTATCGCTACAGCAAATGTAGCCGATAACGCTATAGATGGTACTAAGATAGCTTCCAATAGTATACTTACTCGTCATATTGACGACAATCAAATTGGTATAGACCAATTAAATGTATCAGACGGAAGCAGCGGTCAAGCACTTACAACTGATGGTTCAGGTACTTTGTCTTTTGCTAGTGCTGGAGAAACAAATAGATTGCCACTTGCCGGTGGAACATTAACTGGTAATTTAACAATGGGTGGTATGATATTGAAACCATCAGGTGATGGTGGTAGTATTGGATTTAATAGAAATCCAGACAATGGTAATCATGTCGGCGATTCAAGTTTAAGAAGATTTCAAATAAATGGTCCAGATAGCACTGGTGGAGATTTCTTACAAATACAAAGTTATAATAGCTCTGGTACTCATCAAGGAAATATAAACATCATAGATGGGAAACTTGGAATTGGTACGAGTAGTCCTAGTGAACCACTTCATGTGGTAGGGGATAGAATTATGTTAGTTGGTGAATCGTCTGGTGCTGCTGCATTAGCTTTAAGAGCTGATGGTAATGCTGAAGTACAAGAAATAATAGTAGGACAAGGTTTTGCTAGTGGGACAGATGATGTAGGATTTTTATACAATAGAGCTAATGCTGATTTTGTATTTGGTACTAATAACACAGAAAGAATGCGTATTACCTCTAATGGTAATTTAAAATTTACAGGTACAACAACAAACTTTGAAAGTCCAGGATTTACTCATCACACAAATGGATATTTATATTTAAGAGGTGGGACATCAGGTTTAAGACTTGATGATGATAGTAGTATTAATACAATACAAATTTCTGATGGTTCAAGTGGATATATAAAATTTGAAACTGGCGATGGTTCAGAAAGAATGCGTATTGATTCTGCAGGAAGATTATTAATAAACAAAACTTCCAGTTCACTTACTTATGGTAAATTACAGGTTGGAGCTGGGGGTGAAACAGCAGGCCACGGTGGTATTGTATTTTTTGAAGATACCGATGCTTCAGTTGGTTCTTCAAATGTAATTCAAGTCAATTGGTTTACCGGTGATAATGATGCTACAGGGGGTGTTTTTAATCGTTTTAGAGATGGTAATAGTGTTATGGGTGAAATAACAGCAGCAAACGGAACTCAAGTTAGTTACGGTGTATCTTCTGATGAAAGATTAAAAGAAAATATTGTCGATGCTTCTTCTCAACTAAATACAATAAAAAATATAAAAGTAAGAGAGTTTGATTGGAAGGCAAATTCATATCACGAAGTTGGTATGATTGCACAAGAATTACATAGTGTAATTCCTAGTGTAGTACAAGAAGGTTTAGATGATGTTAGTGAAAAACCTTGGTCTGTTGATTACGGAAAACTAACACCTTACTTAATAAAAGCAGTACAAGAACAACAAGAAGTTATAGAAGATTTAAAAACTAGAATAGAAACACTAGAGGGATAAATAAATTATAGATAAAAAGAAAGGGGCTTAAGCCCCTTTTTATTACCCCTCTTCTGTGGGCGTTTCTACGACCTCAGCTTCAGCTGGAGGTATTTTTACCTCTTCTTTCAACTTGGCAGTCATACCTTCTTTCGCCATATTTAATTGGTCAATTCTCATTTGAGCAGACCTCAATTGATTCTCAATATCTTGAATATTTGAAATAATGTATTTTGCCATATCTGAAAGTTCATCAATGATATATTTTTTATCATCTAATACTAAAACTGGTTCGTTATCGGTTACTTGAGTACTCATAATTTCTCCTTAAACGAATACATCTTCCCAATTTCCTTGGGTGCTAGCCTTAGCATACTCGGTAGCTCTGTTTTCAAAAAAGTTGGTATGCTCAACTGCATTAACTTGCATATCAATCCAAGGCAATGGATTTTCAGTACTATGAAATATGTTTTTCATACCGAGACCTAAAAGTCGTCTATCCGCAATATAACGAATATACTCTTTTACTTCTTTTGCTGTTAAATCAGGTATGTTCGCTTTATTAAAACAAACATCTATAAATTTATCTTCTAATTCGACAACGCGTTCGGCTGCGCAATAAATCTCATATTTCAGTTTATCTGTCCATATTTCTGGATTTTCTGCAATGAAAGTTCTAAATAACTTGGATAGACCTTCAACATGAAGAGATTCATCTCTTATTGACCATGTAACAATCTGACCCATGCCTTTCATTAAATTGTGTCTAGGATAGTTCAATAGTATAGCAAAACTACTAAATAATTGAACTCCTTCGGTAAATCCACTATAGACTGCCATTGTTTTTGCCATCTCATGTGGATTATTCATGTTAAAATCAGTAAGATACTCATGTTTTTCTGACATCGCTTGTATATCAAAAAACTCTTGATACATATCATCTGATTTACCTAAAGTTTCAAGTAGTAAAGAATATGCTTCTTGATGGACTGCTTCCATCGCTGCATAACTCACTAACATCATTCTTACTTCGGGTTGTTTAAATGTTGGTAGATAGTGTTTAGCATATCCACAACAGACATCTACATCTGCTTGTGTAAAAAACTTAAATATATTATCTAACAACAGCCTGTTATCAGGACTTAATTTTTCTCTATAATCTTTTATGTCATCTTGTAATGGCACCTCATCTGGTAACCAATGCATTTGTTGTTGTTTTTTATAAAACTCAAATGCCCAAGGATACGCAAAAGGTTTATAGTATTCTCTTTCTTCTAATAATTTGCTCATAATTATCCTTCACAACTCAGACAATCTTGCTGTTCAAAGATTATCTCCCTTTTTATTTTATTTGATACATTATCTGCCCTTGATATAGCTTCACTTCTCAAATAATATAAAGTTTTCATATTTTTCGCCCATGCTAACATATGAATATTATGTAAATCTCCTTTGTTTACATTAGGCGGGAAAAATAAATTTACACTTTGTGCTTGACAAATATATGGTTGTCGAGCAGCTGCGTGTTCAATTAGCCAAGACTGGTTTATTTCTACAGCAGTCTTGAATACTTCTTTATCATGATCTGATAATACATCTAAATGTTGAACACTTCCTTTGTTTGTAACTATACTCTTCCAAGTTTCTTCATAAACTGCAGAATGTCCAATTTTTTCCATTAATATTTTATCTAGGTATTTATTCTTTTGTAAATGCGAACCAGATTTAGTTTTCTGAGTATAAGCATTTGCTCTAAAAGGTTCTATACTAGGTGATGTATTACCACATATAATAGAACTACTTGCGTTAGGAGCTATTGCCAGTAAATGTGTGTTTCTTACTGAGCAAGAATCATCATCTGGGCAAGCTCCTCTCTCAACTGCAAGTCTTTCTGTTTCTTTTTGTGCGTCAGACTTTATATGTTGAAACATTTCTTCATTGACAGCACTAGCGATAGCACTCTCAAATGGCACACTATTTTTCTGTAAGTATGCATGAAATCCCATAGCACCTAAACCAAGACTTCTTTCTCGCAAAGCACTAAACTTTGCTCTTTTCATGTCTTTTGGTGCTTTCTGTATAAAATATTCTAGCACATTGTCGAGCATACGAATTAAGTCTGGTATGAAAGCAGGTACTTTCTTCCATTCGTCGTAATACTCTAAATTTACACTCGATAGACAGCAAACTGCTGTTCTCTCATCATTCGTTGCAAGTGTTATTTCAGAACAAAGATTACTATGATGAACACGCAATCCTTTTTCTTTCTGAAAATCAGGTAAGTCTGCATTTACCGCATCTTCAAACATGATGTATGGTTCTCCTGTTTCCATACGATTTTGGAGTAACTTTACCCATAAAGTTCTCGCACTTACAACATTTTTGACCTCTCCGCTATGCGGGTCAATTAGTTCCCAAGAGTCATCAAAGCCTGGCTCTTTGGTTGCTTTATGGATTATTTCCATAAATTTATCAGGTATTACTACACCGTGATGTAGATTGAGACACTTACGGTTTGTATCTCCGCCTGTTGGTTTTCTCATATCAAGAAACTCCGCAATTTCAGGGTGGCTCATATGTAAATAGGCAGCGTAACTTCCTCTACGAGTAACTCCCTGTGAAAATGCCAACATCTCAGAGTCTACTACTTTTACAAATGGTATAACTCCAGTACTCTCAGAGCCTTTTGATGTTTTTGTTCCTTGTGCACGAACTGAACTCCAACTGCCTCCAATTCCTCCTCCAAATGAAGAAAGAAATGCGTTTTCTGTATAATGTCCTGTAATACCTTCTCTACTGTCATCTACATAATTGAGAAAACATGAAATGGGGAGACCCCGCTCAGTTCCTCCATTTGATAGCACAGGAGTAGAAAACATAAACCAAAGATTACTCGCATAATCATACAGTCTTTGTGCGTGTGCTTCATCGTCAGCAAAAGCCATAGCAGCTCTTGCAAATCCTTCTTGGGGTGATTTTTCGTCACCCACAAGATATCTATCTTCCAAAGTTTTAAAACTAAACTCTGTTAATAGTTCATCTTTACTATAGTCAATTTTTATCATTTAAGATTTCCTCTAATGTATTATTAATAATCTTTCGGTTGTGTTCTCCTATAGCGTCATCACAATATGCTAGTAAATCCATTAGTTCTACATTTGTCAGAAGTTGTTCTGCATTTTCGTTGACTGATTGGATATACTTATATTTTCCATCTAATGGACACGCGTCATAAATATCAAAAACTGAACCGTATTGGTTTAAAAGTTGTACTGCACGCTTTGGACCAACTCCAGGTACTCCTGGTACATTGTCTCCTTTATCGCCAGTAAGACACTTGAAACTGATATAATCTTCAATTTCAAAGTCATAGTGTTCGTCCCAGTTATGCACTGTAGTTTCTTTACGAGTTACAGTACTAAATCTAGAAACTTTATCGTTTATAAGTAAATCCCAGTCTTTATCTGAAGATATTAACCAACATTCATCATAATCGATTTCTTTTGTTATATAGGCAGCAATATCATCTGCTTCAACACCTTTGAAGTGAAAAACAGGATACTTTTCTCTAATTAAAGTTAAAGTGTCATTAAATTCTGCCATAAACATTTCAAATTCTTTTTCTTCTTGTTCTGTTTGGTTAGCAAATCGTTCTTTTCTATTTGCTTTATATTCAGGAAATATCTCTTTTCTATAAGAGCTACCACCATCAGCACATACTATAATAGTACCTGCTTTATAGGACTTTGCTAGACTTTCTATTGTTCTTATGTAGTCATACTTAAAATCTGTAATATTTTGATGTTTCCATCGGAAAGCTACATTAAGACCATCAACTATCAGCAAGTTCCCAGTCGGAGCTGGGCTCCCAAGGTTTGCAATCGTAGTCGCCATTTGTAAATATTATCTCCTCTTTTTCGAGCCAGTGTTCTGCGATTATTATATATGCACCTAGCCACGCAATATGCATATAACGCAATGTATTTTTTGGTTTTCGAACTGTTACTGCAAAAAACTTTCCGTAGTTTTCTCTAAATATTAGCAACGGTTCTTGTTTCATTTCTTGTGATTGTTTGCATAGTTTACTCCACCACTTATAAAGATTATTTGTCTTTGAAGTGTATATTTTAGAATTAAATCCGCTATCCTTGTAGAATTTAACTTCTATACAAAATAAATTATGTTTACCAGGCACTCTTATATCGCCTTTAACTTTACCACTACCTGATCCTGGTGTTTGTTCCCACTTTTCTTCGGTCATTCGACCAAGTAGAGATATAACTTGTTGTTCACCTCTGTTTCCTTTTTGTCTTGAATTAACCAAAAGCATTTCCTATTAGATAAAATGCCATAAGCATACTTCCAAATACAAATAACTGAACGAAAGCCATAAAGGCTACGAAGGGTAATTGTATCTTCGCCCACCAGTCAAGTTCTTTTTCTTGCCACTCTTTCCATTGTTCAGGAGTAGCGTCTACTGTTTTATTCAATTGTATCTCCAGTTGTTGTGGGTATCTTTGTTGTTTGTTTGAGATATCCCTTTTCCAAGGGTCAGTCATAGTATCTTCCAATAAAAACAAATAATGTTGGAATAGCTACCCACGCAATGACTGTAAAAATCCACCATTCTATATGTATCACTTACTATACTCCATGTTTACTTTACTGTGATGTTCTTCATCTGCTCTTACTTTTTTAATTAAATCAGATAATTTTGCATCACTTCTCATATTATAATATTCTATTGCTAGTTTAGGAGCAGGTATGTTTTTCACATAACCACTTTCAACAAGTGTTAAATATTCTGTGTAACTTTTAACAGCTTCCTCTTCAAAATATGCAATCATTCTGTGAGCAGTTTTATAGTCTATAATATATATTATAAAATAAAACCACCAAAAAATAAATTGTGCAAATAATACTAATATTCTTTCAAACCAATTTGGTTGTGCTATTTCAATAAAGAACATTAAATGCATTCTTTCGTTTTCTGCTTCCTCTAGCATTTCTCGTATTTGTGGTCCCCACCCTGTTTTCATTTTTCGTAGGCTTTTTAGGTGTAACCACATACCTGCAACCATGCCTGGAACACCTGCAATAGTTTCTAATACTACTGCTCGGTGTCCATATCGTCTAGCGAAAAAAGTATCTGCTATAAAACGAAAGAACTTTGTCATTGATTTTGCAAATGTATCTCTCATTTCATTGTTTCTTCTACAAACTTCCCTAGAGTTTCAATCTCTTGTTCTGACAGCATACCTGCCTGAGCCCACATAGTTGAACTCATATTTCCTACTTCGCCCCTATTTTTGTATGTTGTTAGTCTATCAATAATATACTCTGCATCTTGACCTGCTAACATAGGGAACATTCCCATACCTTGACCTTGTTGACCATGACATGCTGCACAGCCTGCCCATAAACCTCTTATTGACGAGAATGGGTCTCCCGCTGCAGCTTCCGCTTGTTTCGCCATTTGTTCAGCCAACGTACCATGTATACGAATATATTCTTCATAGCACTCTCCTGTGCAAGCATGAGCCCTAGAATACCCTTTATATTCTAGGTTTTGATATGTGTATGTCATAAGCGAAAGCATAGCTATCACTATCATTATTACATAATATTTCATGCTTCTTTATCTATATCCCACTTAACTATATTTCTTCCTTTAAGTGATGGTCTATTTTGCCAAAACTTCCAAGATTCTTGTTCTTTTCGCCATGCAAAGTGCCAAGGTGCATTATCTCTTTCTGCATCTAAAAACACTGCATTGGTAACTGCTACAGGAATAATAACCCCTGCATGAATAAATATACTTGTTACTGTATTATATCCTAACCAACCCATCCAATAGGTTGCTACAAAACCAAAGTACAGACTCCACATTGTAAATAACACTAATGTAAAATAAGTCTGTAAACTTGGGTCAGGAATATATTTCAGTGGATTATAACGATTATCCATAACAACTCTCCACGAGTCGACTATGAATAAAATTATTCTTCTGTGTAATGCTGGTCTATTCATTTAAATAACTCATTTCTCCTTCTTTTACTACCTCTATCTTTTCTAGTAGAGGGTGTGTCCAACCATGAGATACTATGTAAGTATTAAGATTGTCTTCTTTTAATAGTATCTCTACCAATCTCTCTTTACCAAGTTCATCAAGAACATTGGTAACTTCGTCTAAAAATAAAATATTGATTTGAGATTTGGATATACTACTCATTAACTTACGAATTGCAAGTAATGTTGCAGTATTAACTCTAGCTAACTCACCAGCACTTAATGCTAGTATATCAACTGACTTGCCATTGTCTTCAATAACAACATTTAATTTATCGTTAAGAACTACAAACTCTAAACTAAATCTACCATCACTAAGTTCTGCTAGATATTCATTTGTTAATTCTTCTAAATCTTTAACAAGATTTTCTATTTTATATGCAAGTAGTCCATTTGTACTAAATGCTTTTTTGAGGATTTCTAAAGAAGCAAACTTATCTTCTATTTTTAATAGTTCTTCTGTTAGTCCTCTAAGTTCATTTTGAAACTCTTCTATTTGTTCTTCTATAATACTTATACGGGTATTATGTCTTTCTACATTATTATTATGTTCTATTGCGTCTTTTAGTTTGCGGTCATGCTCTTCTTTTTCTAACGCAAGTTCTCCTATTTGTTTGCGAATGTTCTCTCCATCAGGAACTTGAGAAGGTAAACTTTGGTCTATTGATTTGTAGGTTTCTTCCCATCTTCTAATATTTCTTTTCGCTTCTTCGTGAAGAGCGTTGCTCTCCTCCGCCTTTGATAGTTTAGCCTTTTCTTTCTTCGCAAATTTCTCACAAGCCTGCAACCTCTCTTGATGTTCTTTTATGCTTGACCGCACAAAACTTTCCTCTATATGCTGTGAGCATGTAGGACATTCCATATTTTCACTAAGAAGCAGTTCTTCGTACTTATCAATCATACTTTGTTCGTACATTTTTTCTGCTTTCCAGCTCCCCAAACCAGTCAAATAATTACTTGTATCTATACTTGTTGGATACTTGTCTAATTGACTTCTCGCAACAGGTAAATCTATGGATTGTAATTCTTCTTTTAAATAATTATTTTTGTTAATTTTTTTGATATTTTCGGAGATATTTTCAAATTCTAACTGTAGAGAACTTAAAAGTTTTGCGTTTTCTTCCGAATATTTTGGTAAATTTACTTTTGAAAGTAGTGATGTATCTTCGAGAATATTGTCTGCTAACCATTTATCAATAGTTGCAATTTTTCCATCTACTCTTGAAATATCTGAGCCAATCTGTCTTGATAGCTCACGAAATAGTTCAAAGTAAGATACATACTTATCTAACTGCAACAAATCAATCAAAAACTTTTTACGATTTGTGTCAGTAGCTGTAAGGAATTGTAAACTTGCGTTAGTGTTTTGGTATACAATCTGACTAAATGTTTTAAAATCAATTCCTAATATTTCTTCAACTGTTTTGTAGGTATTTGTAGCTGTATGACTTGAAATATCCTCACCATTTTTAAATAATTTTACTTTGATGTTTGCACGGCGAGATACATCAATATGATACTTGTCATCATTTGCTGTAAAGTCAAGACCTATGTCATAACCATCATTTACTTGTCGATTGGCTATTTCAGCTTTTTTGATGCCTTTGGAGTTTTTATTAAAAAGAACTTCCTCTAAAATGAGAGGTATAGAGGACTTACCAGCTCCATTTGTACCAATTAACTGTGTAAGCGTGTTCTTTTGCAAATCTATGACATTATCACTGCCATATGAAAAACAATTATTCCATGTCAATCGCTCTAGCGTTATCACTAAATACTCCTATAATTTTTTTAACTTTTGTTTCTTCTAATTCTAATATGTATGACAAATATTCTGCTAATTCTTCTTCTATTGTCATCTCTTTGTCCAATATGAGAGTGGCTTCTGTCTTTCTTTTAATTACTTTTTTGTCCAGTAGGTCAGAATTTTTGACCCCGCTCAAGTCTGATACATCACCCTCTACTTCATATATAGTGTGGTGCCACTCTGTTTGTACCATTTCTTCTGTACTTGTGACTGTTTTTCTAATTAATTGAGGTAAATTAAATTCATGCCATGTCCATGTCCAGTCTGCATTATCTTCTATAAGTATATACCCTGTTTTTACCTCGTTTCTATGAAAACTTGTAGTCATAGGACTACCAGGATATACTATGTTTCTTTGAGTATTCTCGTGAGCATGTAAGTCTCCAGCAAATACTATTTTGAATTTATCAAATCGTTCTAAATCTACTTCAGGTGTTACATGAGGAGGTATTTCTCCTCTAACATGAGTAAATAAATAATCTGTATCTATATCTTCTATACTATTTTTCTTATGCAAATCTGCATAAGGTAAAATACTATAATTATGATGATATTCTGTAGTTTCATCTACTACTTTTACATGAGGATTTAACTCCTCAGTTACTCTTTTTAAATTTGTAAAAAATGTTTGATTTTTTCTAGTAGCTTCGTGGTTACCATCAAAAATAATTGTCTTACACTTAACCTTTTTTACAAAGTCAAAGTAGAGAGTTAGTTCGTCCATTGAAGGGACTCGGTCAAACAAGTCCCCTCCAATGATATGTAGGCTAACATCGTTTTCTAATACGATATTTTCTAGTTGCTCAAAAAATAATTTATATCTTGTACATGCCCAAGGCACAGGTACATTCTTCTGTCCTAGTTTAATGTGCCAATCGGCAGTAAATAAAATCATTATAGTAACTCTTCTCCTGGGTTCCACTCGCAGCCTGTACGACCACCAGCTTTCAATGCTTGTAAAGTCCTAAGAACTTCTTTTGCATTTCTTCCTGTATCAAGTTCATTGACTGATACATATTGTATTATACCTTCTGGGTCAAGAATATAAGTTGCTCGATAACAGACTCCTTCATCTTCTTTTACTATTCCTAGTTCAGAAGCTAGTTTGAGTCCACAATCTGCTAATAATGGGTGGCCAACTGAATACATTTCACTGTGTTCATCTTCGGTTCTCCATGCCCACTTACAATATTCATTATCTCCACTTATACCAAATACTTCATCTGTTTCTTCGCGTAGAATATCCATGCCCACGATTTCCGTAGGACAAATGAATGTAAAATCTTTGGGGTAAAAGTAGATTACCGACCAATCTTGTAGCTGCCAACTTTTGACTGAAACGAAGTCGTGGTCTGGGCCTTCTGCTCCGTTAGGAGCATAGCCACTTACACCGTTTAGTTCAAACTCTGGGAATTTTTCCCCTATACCAATCATGATTTAAGGTCAAATTCTTCGTTAATTTCTTCATCTGCATCAGAATTTTCAGAACCACTTCTGATTCTGTCTAGTAATTCTTTTTGTGCATCTGGAGTTGGTCTAGCAAGAACTTCGTCCATAGACTTGAGGTCTTTGATTAGTTCGAGTTCTGATTCATCTAAAGCTCTAGGTTTACATTTTAAGGCTTGTAGTTGATACTCAACATTATAAGCCATTGGCCCTGTCTTTACTCTTTTAAAGCAAAGGTCCCAACCTGATTCTACATCTGCTGGGTCACCTAGGTCTTCAGCTGCGACCAAGATTTGCTCAAGTAATTTCTTCTTGAGGTTTAATACTTTAACTTTGCCATCATGTATACATTGTATAGCATATGACCATGTACATTTCATGTCTGGGTAGTATTCTCTTACCCAGTCTTTTTCAATGTTAGTAAATGCTTCTTTCTGTCTATCAAATGATAAACATTCAAAAGGAACATTCTTATCGTTTTCGCCTTTTAGCCAATAGACATATCTTGCGCATACATCTCCGACCATTCTGACTTTATTATCTCCGTCTACATAAGTGTAGCTTTCGATTTTCCCTTTTTGGGCTTCACCTTTTAATTTATTAAATGTTAGTGCCATTTTATTTCTCCTGTTGTGATTTCTTCAAATAAAAAATGTATTCTGTCATTCTCTACTCGTAGTAATCTATTTCTTTTTAAAATTTCCTGCCCACCAGTATAGTGTAGCAAGTCTAATGTAGTATCTTTTTTACTTTGATAATCAAAATAATTACGCAATGAAGCGATACCAGCATACTGCGCAATCTCAACATCTGAATATCTATTTCTTTGAATAAATAAAGGCTTAGGATTGACTAGAAAGCTATCTCCATGAAAACTTTTAGTCCAATACTTAAACCGTCTATCCTTTCTATTTATTGGGGGTTCTTTCCTATAAGTTAAAATATATAGGACTGCTATAATGTCACCAACTTTTCCGTTAGTTTCATTCCTTATCTTTTTCCAATCATAGAATATCATTATATCAAAAAATTGAGCATCTGTCAAGAAGTATTTTTCGAATGTTAAATAGTCTCAACTTCATAGCCTTGTTTCATGTAGTAACCCATTCTCGCATTTGCCTGTCGTCTTGCAGTTTTACCCTCTAAGTGAATATCAACGATTATCGGTTGAGGTTTGTCCTCATATATTCTTATTATACGACCAATAAGCTGTGTAAGAAGGGGCTCATTATTTACTGGAGTAGCTAGAACTAAACAACTCAAACAGTCTAAAGATAAACCCTCGGAAAAAATACTTTGAGTTCCAAAAAGTATATCTTTGTCATTGAATATTTGTTTAATCATAGCAGGTCTTTGTTCGTGTGGTATCTCTCCAGTAACACATATAGAGTTATCTCCAACAAGTCTATGACATTGTTTTAGAAAATCTACTCTATCAGATACCACTAATACTTTGTGTCCTAATGCAGCATAGCGTGCAGATAGAACAGCTATCATATTTTGGTACTCCCAGTTGTATGCAATAGCGTTAATTCTAGAAGCCCAGGGAGTGTTAGCCCCATCAGGAAATCGTATTCCTGATTTTAGAATATTTATCATTGGAACGAGGTAATTCTCTTTTGGTGGTTTATAAACATTTGTATTGAAATAATCTCGAAATATTACATGCCTACCATCTTTTCTCTCCATTGTGCCTGTAAGGCCTATTTTATACCTTGCTTTACTTGCATCTACAATCCTAGTAAATGTAGGACTGGACACATGGTGCATTTCATCGAGAATAAGTGTACCAAAAACATTTTCTATATCTTTCATTCTACGATATAGAGTTTGAACATTTCCGATGACAATTGGTGCGTCTATTTCATATCTTCCACTACCTATGATACCAGGCGTAATTCCGAAGACTTTTTGTACTTCTTTTTCCCACTGCGACCGTAACGATATTGTATGTGTTACTATCAATGTTTTCTGTTGAAGTTTATTTGCGATAGCTAACGCAGTAAATGTCTTTCCCCAACTGACCCAAGCATTAATTATACAACTATCACTAACATCATCATATACCGACTGTTGTGATGGTCGTAAAGTAAACTTAAAATCAAAAGGTTCTATTGATGATAACTTTCGTTTATCAACTATTTCGTAGTCTTCTGGTATTAAATCCGTTCTTCCGCTAGGTAGGGTAACTAAACCCTTTCTAACTATGCCCATATTCTTTATGATGAAAGGCGGGTCTAATGGATTTCTTGGTGGTATAGAATAAGTTAGTTCTTCATCAAGTTTAGATTGCATACTAGCATTTACTTCCATGAAAATTCTATTACTTAAGACAGCTTTCATTTAATCCACTTTAATCCGTGTAAATCTTTTATGTCGCTCCAAATAAACCATGCATAGTCTATTGAGTCTGTTCCTTTTCCTGTAAAGGAAGGTCTTTTACTTAATATTACTAGACCGTCTGGCGGATACATCTGCCAAAAATCATATCTAGCTTGTGCGCCAAGAAAATTAATTCTCAATAACATTATAACTGTTGGTGCCATTGTCATTGAGTGTTCTATAAATTCTTGTGCTAAACTAAACGGAGGATTAGTAATAACTAAATCATACTCTCCTTCATGTTTAAAAAAGTCTTTGTCCTTTTGTATTTCACACCAGTCTGTTTCTATTCCTTTATTTTCTAAGAAATTTACTATTCTACCATCTCCAGAACCTGGTTCAAGAGCAGAGTTAAACTGACTCCAATCAACTGGTAATTTTTCATAACACCATTCTGGTGTAGGGTAATAATCAAATTTATTTCTACTCATATTTTTCTCCATGTGTCTTTCTTTTTCTTACTAGAAAATTCATAAATAAAAGAAGGTCTTTTATTAATGTAAGCAACTCCGACATATGCAGAGTTATTGGGTCTTACTTCTTCAAAAGGAAAAGGAATATCCTCTACCCAAATCAAAGTAATAATGTCTTTCTTCTCTACTTTGGATACTTTTTTATATTTTATATCCATTTTTGTTGTTTTTATATATCTAAAGAACTTCCCTCTAGTATCAATAAAAAACTTACCGCCATGTTTATTTAAACTCCGAAAGTCTTTTATCATATATCGTAGTGGGTATAGTGATTTATGAGGGCTTTGTAGTCTTCGTATTCCAAGACTTTTACCTTTCATATTTTTATCATCTACTATCTGCGTGTCGCAATATAGTAAACCATCTTTGATTTCTACTTCATCAGAATGAAGTACATAAACTGGGAATATAATGTCCTCTAACTTCATACAAGTTCACAATCAGGACAATCCTCTGGTGCAACACAATGACCGTGAAAAGTTCTTTCACAATCTTCAAACGGTTGCATAGTTGAACAACTAGCTAATATAATTACTATTAGTAGCAGTAGTTTCATATTTTTCCTTAAACTTACCAAAAGAGTAATCTTCGCCTATATCAAAGTCACACCCAATCGGGCAACCTGATATAGAAAGTCCTCTATCTCTTTGAACATTTCTTTTTAATATTTCACAGTATTCATCAACATATGATTCATCTACTTCTGCAAGAATAGAGTCATGAACAAGAGCAAATATTTTAGCTTTAGAACTATCTACTTCTTTATTTGCGTCTATAGCTCCCAGTAAGTTTACATCTGAAGCTACAGATTGTACTAAAGAGTTGATTCCTGAACGAACTTCATGCGCAGCAATGGCTCGGTCAGTTGACTTAACGTTTGTTAGTCGTCTTTTTCTACCAAAGAAAGAGTAAATGTATGCTTGTTTCTCAATGAGTTTTTTGCAATCATCTAACCACTTCTTTAATTTATGAAACTGTCTAAAATAATCTTCGATTACTTCTTTAGCTTCGCTTGTGCTAAAATATTTGCCACTATCTTTTGTTACTTGTTCGCTTATTTTCTTAGGGCCAGCTCCATACATTATTCCGAATGTTACAGCTTTTGCCATTTGTCTTTCTGTAGAGTAATACTTTGCTACATCATCTACTTCACACGGTAGATTAAATACTAGCTTAGCAATATTACTGTGGAAGTTACCTCCATCTTTGAATACTTGTTGAAGTGCTGTATCCTCAGCAAGCACCGCAGCACAATACACTTCTGCTGTTGTTAAGTCCATAGCAACTATTTTCTTGCCTTCTTTGGCACGAATACACCCTTTAACAATAGGATTGTCACGAGGTATCTGTTGCATATTCATTTTACCACTAGAGGAAAGTCTACCTGATGTAGTACCATGTAGATTGAAACCAGTACGGAGTCTTTCATCACGATCAAGTGCAGGTAATATCTTATCTAAATAAGTATTTTTAATTTTTACTTTCTGTCGTATGTCTAAAATGAGTTGGGGAACAGCATGTTCTTCTGCTAACTTACCTAACACTTCTGCATCAGTTGAGTCTGCACCTGTTCCTGTTTTCTTACCTGTTGGTTTTAATCCAATAAAATCAAAAAGTAAGCTACGAAGTTGTACTGTGCTATTCGGATTAAAGTCTTTACCTTGTTGTTTTTCAAACATTTCTACTTCTTTATAGTTATAGAGGTCTGCTACTGCTTTATCTATTTCTTCCTGCATCAGCACCGTTGATTTCATTAGTCTGTCCTTATCAAAAGGTACACCATTACTCTCTACATCAAGAAGAAACTCAGTCGCAGGAAGTAGTATGTTATAATATACATTTCCTAACTTTTTGTTTTTCTGCATATAAGGTAAAAACTCTTGATATATTAAGAAAGTACAAACTGCATCATAAGCAGCGTAGTCTTTCATTATATCAAAAGGAATCATATCCCATGAGAAATCATCTTTTAGTAAACCATTACGCTTACGAAAATCCTCAATCCAATCATACATTGGTTTTTCATAATCTCCAAAAGGAGTGAACTTTAAGGCTAATTGTTTTAAACCATGAGTTCCTGGCTGTTCGTTTAATGTGTAATGCATTAACATAGTGTCTTCAAATCTTGGAAAGTTAAATCCAAAATGAAACTTGAAGAAAGCAATATCAAACTTACTATTGTGAAATACAACTTTCTTTTTATCAAATAATTGTTGAAGTAATTTTTCTGCTTTCTCGTCTATGCAATCTGTACTAATATATGCTCCATGATTCTTTTTATAGGATAAACTTATACCTATCATATGTCCATCACGAGGATAAAGACTAGTTGTTTCGGAGTCAAGTGCGATAAAATCATTATCGTGATTCAATGCATCATCTAAGAATACATATAAATCTCTACTGTCTGTGATACCGAATATTTCGTCTTTTGATAGTGTTTCTTGTTTCAGCTCTCCATGAATATATTTTACTATGTTATCTCTTGACTCTTCCCAAGTTTTCTTGGCTTCAGGTTTAAATGCTAACATAGCAGGGTTGATGACAGGTAAAAACTTGTCTTCAACTATTCTACCACTATACTCAGTAATGGAAGTAGCTTTTGTATAGTACTTTAGTGGCTCAGAACCAACCAATATTACCCAGTCATAATCATCTGGGTTAAATTGAATATCCACATCTCGTTTTAATACTTTTTTTACTTGTGGATTGGAGCAGAGAACAAATGATTCAAAGTTGAATTTGTTTTGAAACAACTCAAAAAATTTATTTCTGCTTGGTTTACTTTCTATTAATGCTATTCTCATAATATATATTATACTCTATTTTTGACCTTTTGTCAAGAATTATTTTTTCTTTGTTTTAACCACTCCCGATATGAAAGCGGGTAATCAGTTTTACGGATATATTCCTGATAGAGTTCTTTGTTCTCTTTTGATTCCGTCATAGTTTTTACCCACTCGTCAGAAATATCCTGCCATTGTTTATCATTAGCCATATAACTTTTCTTTTAATTTTATTACCATACTTTCTGTCAAGTCACCTGGGTCACCATACTCAGCAGGTAATCTAATATTATAATGTTTTAGTCCTACATTCTCACATAGTTCTTGTGTCTTTTCGGCTGCTTTTTGACCTGCCTCATCTGGGTCTAATATTATATCTACTTGGTCAACTCCAGTCATTTTTAGGAGTTGAAGTTTTTGTTCGTTCATGTTGTTTACTCCAAACATACATAAGGAGTTTGTTAGGCCTTTGTCGTGTAGATTTACTACATCATAAATGCCCTCCACCAAAATAACTCTACTCTTAATAGGAGTTACTCTGGTGGGATATAAGGGCAAAATCGCTTTAGGAGGATAAAAGATATACTTCGGCTGATCTTTAATATGTGAGTTCATTCGAAGTCTACCTTGAAAGGCAACGATTCTACCTGTAATGTCCCTTATCGGGAACACAATTCTGTCATTAAAAGGACTTCTACTTGACATAAATGCCTCAAACTTTTTATATGTATCAGGTTTGATTCCTCTCTCATTCCCAACATACGGCATTATATCTGTAGGCATTTTAAGTCCTACTGTAGCTGACCTTTTTTCTTCTATTCTTTGTCTTACTTTTTCTCTTTTTATGTCTAAATAATTACTTGGTTTATCAAATAATTTAAATATGTTTCCTTTGAACCCGCAAGAAAAACAATTATATATTCCTGTAATTTTGTCTATTCTCATACTTGGATTAGTGTCGTCATGCTCTGGGTTTAGACAATGAACTACAAAGTCTGCGGGAGACTGTTTAAATTTTATTTTTTCTTCTATTAATAATTCTTCTACTGTCATAATTTTTCTGCTATCTCCTTTATCTCTTTTAGCGATTTAAAATAATACTCATGAAATTCTACACCTATCCAAGTACCTTGCTTTTGTACTGCTTTACTACTATCTTCTAATATATAGTAAGGGATTATCCCTAATATTTTTTCATGAAATATTCTATATTTTTTTCCTTGTGCTACTAATGTTGTCATTCTTGATATACTTTTCCTCTGTCTTTAATTAATATTCCATTCAGGTGATCGAATTCATGTTGTATAACTCTTGCGTCGTAGCCTGTGAACTTTCGTTTTATTACTGCTAGGTCACCTGATGTATCTATTGTCGTTTGATATGATATGGTTATACTATGTGAGCGCTTTACTCTTACATGGGCACCTGGGCAACTCAAACACCCTTCCCACCCATTCTTCATGTAAGAACTGCGTTGTATTATTTTTGGATTAATAAAAAGTTCGGGCGGGTCTCCTGCAAGAAATACTCTTACAGGTATGCCAATCTGTATTGCAGATATGCCAATACCTTTATTCTCTTTCATAGCTTTGTTTAGCTTTCCATAGAGTTCCATTAGTTCTTCAAGTGTTCCTCGCCACTCTTTTGACATAACTCGAACTTCTTTATCTACTTTAATCTTTTCTGTCATTTGTTCATAATTGTTTATGTTTCCACCCCTGTAATTTATCTCCTAATTCTTCAAATTCTGTCATTTTTGTTTTGCCATCTGTTTCTCTTGTATAATATTTACTTTTCCATGCAAGCTCTACCATCTGAAACCAAACTGCTACCGCCTTGTTTACAAATTCTTTCTCAGGCCATAGGTAGTACATATTCCACCAATCTTCTTCAAATCTGTGTATTTTAACTTCCCAAGATATTCTCTTTGTTTTGTTAATTTCGTATACTGCACGAAGTCGTTGAGACCCCGCTATAGGCCAATAGTTATTCATTACTAATAGTGGATTTAACATATCATTTTCTAAAATACTTTCCATTAGTGGTTGATTTACAGGCACATTCTGTATATTTTCTTTTACTTTTGGTTGTGCCAATAAAAAATCTGTGTCTGTCCATTGTTCTTCAAAAGGTGGAATTGCTACTAGCTCAGCCGCCTCTTTACTTAGTCTATCGCTCGCCATGATAAATTTCCTCCAACGCTTCTTCATATACTGGTCTAAATTGTTCTAAACTAGGTACTTCTAATTTAAACTTTGAATTTGAATTGTATAAGATTATATCTGAGCAATGTAATATCCATGCTTCTTCTAATTGTTTTTCTGTGTATAGTATCATATAATATCCTGTGAATCTTCATCTTCGGAGCCAATCGACATTTCTTTTCTCATTTTTTCTTTTTCAGCTGGAGTAATAGCTGAGTTTGGACCAATCTTTAATGATTTCCAATCCATCTCACTTGTAAACCCTTTGACTTCATTGTTTCTCATCTTAGTACAATTAAAAGTCATACAGTTATCTCCTGGCTCCCATGTTTCAAGTGAGTAAGCAGCATCTGCTGCATCTAATATACCTTTTGCAAATCTAGCTTCTCCTGTGTTATCCGTCTGATACGGAGCAAATACTAGTGTTTCATAGTCCTGTGCAAAAGACTTTAATTTTTTACTTATTTCTATTTGTTCTTGCCAGTCATATTGACTATTTCTTCCTGGCGCATTGTGGCGGCGAACTTGGTTAACATAGTCTACAATGACTATGCCGATATCAGTACGACTAACTCTCTTATCGAGTTCGCTTTGAATTTTTGAGAGAGTGAGAGCTGAGTCATACACGACATCAATTTGTTTATCCTTATTCAGTTCTCTTTTGACAAGTTTTCTATGAAACTCGTCAAAATCTCTATTAACTTCGTATTCTTTTAGTAATTCGTGTCCACCTTCAAATCTTCCTGCCCACCAACCTGCTACAAGATTCCATTCTTCTGTATTCATGTTTTTATCACGAATATTAGTAAAAGGAACTCTTGTAGAGATGGCACACATTCTTTGAAGCATAGAACGACTGTCCATTTCTATTGTAAAATATAATGCACTTCTTCCAGAATCATATACATTAACAGCTAGGTTACAAGATGTTAGGGATTTACCTGAACCTCGTCTGCCGCCCACAAGCACTAAATCTTTAGGTGAGAATTTGACAGTTGCGTCATATTCTGTGTTGAGTCCTAGAGGTAAATACTTTGCTCGTTGTTCATCATCTTCAAAAAGAGTAATCGTTTGCATACTCTCTGAAGGTGGTGTTACATCTACTTTATCACTTACATCTAGAACTATTTCTTGTAGTTGTTCTATATTTTCTTCAGCAGTTGCCATCGTAACTGTTTTATCAACATACTTATCAAGACTATCTAGTATTTCTACTTGTGTATATTCATTTTTTAAATAGTCTAATAGTAAATGTGGTTCGACATCTACTTCGATCGTTTCAATTGCTGAGAGTTTTTCTTGTACACTTTTGTCTCGAACTTCAAATGTTAGTTCTTCAAAAGTTGGGAGAGATTGATATTGGTCTATGTGCTTTTCCAAGATGTTAAATATCCCTCGGTACTCTGTTGGAAGATAAACTTCTTTCAACTGTGACCAAGTATCTAAATCTTTGTAAACTATAAGTTGTTTAAGTAAAGCACTCGCTCT